AGAAACGAAACGATAAAGAGAAAACTACCTACAATTTCAATGGCCCAAAACCAACATTTTATTATGGCCCTTGACAAAATACCTGTGACAGTTGAAATAGAAGGCAGAAAAATGGGGAAAGCTACAGCTAAATTCACTTGGGAAGAGATTCAGAAGATGCAACGTAGGCAAAAGAGAAATCAGGAGGGGATTGTGTGATCAAAGTAATGTATGCAGGCTATGATATTACAGAAAATTTGATAGTGACTTCTCTTGATCGAGGTTTGTTACCAGAGATAGAATATAATACCAAAAAAGTTGGTCGATCTGATGGTGAAAAGTATGTTGATAGAACCATAGGAAGACGAACAATTCCAATGGGATTTGCATTGGTAGGTAATGTAAACAAAAAAAGACATATACTTGCAGAAATCATTGCTCAAAAAGAACCTCAACCATTAATTTTTAGTGACGAACCGGATAAACTATGGTATGTAATCCCAACTGGCGATGTTGGAATTGATGATATCGTTAGAGCTGGTAAGGGTACGATTAATTGGATTGTACCAGATGGCGTTTCTTATGATGTTAATCCACGGATATTTTCTAATATCACGATTGATAGTGCAGAGAATCAAGTTTTAGATCCGGAATTTCGAAAGAAAGATAAGTATTACAAGCAATGGACCGCTCGATTAAATGAAACGAACGGTGCTCATAATATCTTGGGTGCTGATCTAAGTGATACAAACACTATTGCTGATAAAGGTGAAGTAAAATACAACGGCTTTTACATCATGCAAAATAGCAACAGTACAGCACGGAATTTACCTGAGCTGAAACAAGGAGATAAGGTTTGGGGACGTGTAACACTAAGAATAGATAAGGCATTGCAAGGAGATACAAACGGATCAAAAAGTGCGGTTGCGGTGATTCAAGAATTAGATTATGCAGGCGGTAAGGTTCTTGCTTCTCATGAAGCGAAACCCGCCGCCTTGAATTTGGGCAATTTCCAAAATCTAGATATTCAATTTTCTATTTCAAATCCAAATACCAAAGCATTAAATCTGATCACATGTCTAGCTTTAGGAAGTGCAGTTTCTTATTCAAAAATGCAGTTTAACTTAGGGGAAAAGCTCGCAGATTATGCCGAACCAACCGCTCAATTGGCAGATTATGTTGCTGTGACGAATCACGGAACATATAAATCTTGGCCCATTATTCGTGCAACGATGAACGGTGAAAATGGTCTTGTGGGTGTTGTCAATCAGAATGATGGAATATTGCAATTTGGGACCAGTGAGGATGTTGACATCGTAAAAGGAACTAGAACTGATAAAGTTTTGAGCGCCAATATGGAGCATAACTCTGATAAATTTGAGGTCAACAAAGGCGTACCAATCTATCCGTATTTTCTATATGATCCAGCAACCCCGAACATCATTGAGGGTGATATCGATTGGGATACTGATCCAAACGGAGCCCGCCCAATTTTTGGACCAAACAAAAAAGAAGTTTGGGCTGGACCAACGTTATATACACCATTGGCTAAAAACAGTGCAAACATAGCAAATGGTGATTTCTTGCTACGTGCTCGTTTAAACTTTGAAGCAACGGCTAAACAAAGAGGACGGATATCACTAACTTTGCAAAGCGGAGATGAAGCAAAACTAGGTGTAGTTGTTCGAGATAGTTCAGGTGTCAAATCAGAGCTGATTGTTGAGTTTTGGCACAATCAAACGATGATTCATTCGAAAACTTTGGACAAAAAGGTGTGGACGTGGTCCTTTTGGGAGGCATCCATTCAAAAGGTTAATGGTACGGATATTACATTTAAATTTTCTAAATGGAAATCGTTTAGTGGGGAAGGGATTATATCTTCACAGGACTATATTTTTCCAATTACAATTCCGGAATTAGCCACAACTGATATAACTGCGTTGAATGTGTGGTATCAAGCATGGGGCGGACAAGAACCAGCATTTATGGGATGTACGGATATCAAGTTTTACTGGAACAACGAAACAACAATCACGAATATTCCGAATCTTTTTGATGATGGGGACTTGCTAGAAATTGATGTGAAGGAACGTAAAATAATGCTTAATGGCGTTGAGAACCGCAAGCTGCATGCACTAGGAAACACTTGGGAACGGTTCGCAATTGAACCAGGAACCACAACTGTCATGCCAGCTGTGTCATCATGGGCAAACATGTGTGATTTTGAAGTAGAATTAAGGGGGGCATATATCTAATGGATTTTTACTTCACTGATCGAAAATTCAATCTCCTAGGGATCGCTTCTACAAGTACTGAAGCTCCAATAGCTATTTATAATGATCAAGATATTCTTAGTATAAGCGCTGCCTCTCGAACATTCGAAGGGACGCTTATTTTTTCGGCTAAAGAACGAGATCAAGTCAAATCTATGGCGAACTATGGAAACTATATTTTGTATAAAGATGAAAATGGCCAATCAAATTTTATGACGATCATGGAAATTGAACACGATCCGAAAGAGGGCGAACATTTCATTCGAGCCGAAGATGCAGGGATGGATCTGATCAATGGATTGGTGGACGCATATAGTGCAACCAAAGCGATGACCTTTGCAGAGTATTTCAAACTTTTTGCCGGAGATACTGGCTTTGAAATAGGTATCAATGAAATCAGTAATCTCAGTCGCACGTTGAAATGGGAGAGTGAAAGCCAGACAATTCTAGCTCGTTTGCTTTCTTTGGCCACTCAATTTGATAATGCAGAACTGAGTTTTTCGTTTGAAATCATTGGGACACAAGTTGTGAAACGATTTGTAGATGTTCGAAAGAAGCGTGGAGCGGATAATCGAGTTACCTTGTACATGGATAAAGACATCAATAATATTGTGACTAAAGCCAATATCTATGATTTATGTACAGCTATCGTGGCAACTGGTGGTACGCCAGATGGCAAGAATGAACCAATTAATCTAAAAGGGTATAACTACAAAGATCAAAATGGGCGTTTTGTTCTAAACAAGACAACTGGTGTCATGCAGGACATGGAGTCAGTGAAGATTTGGAGTCGATTACTATCAAACAATAATCCAAATCCAAATGCCGGACATATCCAACGTGTGAAAACCTACGAAACGACTGATCAAAAAACACTTTGCGACAATGTTATCCGGGAACTTGAAAAAGCGAGTCAACCAGCGATCAATTATGAAACTGATATTGCAAATTTACCTGACAACGTAAAGATAGGCGATACGATTTATTTAGTTGATGAGGAAGAAGAACTTTTGTTGAGTGCCAGAGTATTAGAGTTAACACGTATCTACTCAACAAAGGAATATAAAGCTACTTTAGGGGACTATCTTATACAAGAAGGTGGTATCAGTCAATCGCTCAAAGAGTTAGCTGATCAATTAAAGCAAGCAACTACCTATGTTTGGATCCGTTATGCCGATGATGAGGAAGGGAATGGAATCAGTGCTTTGCCAGCCGGAAAAACCTATATTGCGATTAAGCAAGTGCTAGGTGTCCCAACAGCAAGTGATGATCCCTCAGATTATCGGGGACTTTGGGTAAAATTTGTGGGGGAAGGTGTACCTGGTCCGCCCGGAGAAAATGGTCAACCGACTTACACATGGTTAAAATATGCGGATGATTACCAAGGAACCAATATGACTGATGATCCAACCGGAAAATATTATATTGGACTGGCAACCAACAAATTGACCTCAATCGAATCAAATGATCCGGCAGATTACAAATGGCAACTTGTTAAAGGTGAAGATGGACAAGATGCTCACATATATCAAGTTTATGCTTGGAGTAAAGATGGAACAGACAGACTTACATTTGATTATCCTAATGAAAATGAGTTAGCAGAATCTCGAAGTCCCAAAATAAAATCTTACCAAAACTCTAATGTGACAATAGTTGAAAATACGCTTGTTCCAGAGTGGGGAGCATCTGATGCAGTTAAGCACACAATTTCAGGTGGCACAGGAAATAGTGTGGCCGGCACATTATCAACCGGAACACTTGTGAGTGCTGGTGTTAAATACGTTCACAGTATTTATGTGAAAAATACAGGAACAACTAGAATAAGAATCAACAATAACTTGAGTCAAGCTATAGATGTTTTGCCCGGTGAAAGTACTCGGGTAGTTTTCAATCCTGCTGGAAGTGCAACAGGTAACGCCTCCAAACAATTCGTTATATATAGGCTTAATCCATCTGATATTCAGGAATTTATAACATGGCATGCCAAAATTGAAAGAAGTGAAAAAACAGCAACGATTTGGACACCAAAACCTTCTGAAAGTTTTATTGATGCCTATCCATCATATGTCGGTACTTACACAACCTTTGATGATGTTCAATCAACAAATCCATCCGACTATATTTGGCAAAGAATTTTAGGTATGAATGGAGAAAATGGAAAAGATGGTATCGCAGGGAAAGATGGTGTTGGAGTTTCTGATACAAATATTACTTATGCTCAATCTACAAGTGGAACGTCAGCCCCAACTTCTGGATGGACTATACAAGTTCCGACATTAATTAAGGGTCAGTATTTGTGGACTAAAACTACTTGGACTTACACAGATTCTTCAACAGAAACTGGCTATACTGTTTCATACAATGCAAAAGATGGTAACAATGGAACTGACGGAATTGCGGGGAAAGATGGCGTAGGAATTTCAAGCACGAAAATTGAATATGTATCTTCAACTTCTGGAACTGTAAAACCAACTACCGGATGGACTACTTCAATACCTACTGTACCAGCTGGATCTTTTTTATGGACCAAAACCACTTGGACATATACAGATGGAACAAATGAATCAGGTTATTCTGCAGCAAAAATGGGTGAAAAAGGGGATCAAGGTATCCAAGGACCTAAAGGATCTGATGGTCAAACATATTATACTTGGTTAAAGTATGCAGACACTCCTAATAGTGGAATGTCGGATAGTCCAACAGGAAAGACCTATATCGGACTGGCTTATAACAAAACGACAGCTACCGAATCAACAAACTATGCTGATTACACTTGGTCATTGATCAAAGGATCAGATGGTGCTCAAGGGCCGAAAGGAGATAATGGTCAAACGCTCTATACTTGGATTAAATATGCTACATCTTCTTCTGGTGCAGGAATGTCGGATAGCCCAACAGGAAAGACTTATATAGGTTTAGCGTACAATAAAACAACTGCAACTGAAAGTACAAATCCAGCTGATTATTCTTGGTCATTAATCAAGGGCGATAAAGGCGAAACGGGTGCAACTGGACCCCAAGGACCAACGGGACCAAAAGGTGATCGGGGTATTATGGGGGTTGCCTATATGCAACCTACTCAACCAGCCGATACCACAGAAGGAGCAACATGGTTTCAAACTGAATCAACCACGAGTGATAAAATTATTGCGGTATACATATACAAGAGTGGTTGGCAAAAAAAGAAATATGCTAGTGCAACTTTAGCAGTTGAATCTCTTGATGCACTAAGCGCTAACTTAGGTGAAATCACTGCCGGAATAATAAATGGAGTAGAAATTCAGGGAGACGGTCTATATTCTGAATATGATTATCAAATTGTATCTGGTGGAACGACTTGGCGAAAAGGTAAGTTATCAATGGCAGGTGGGTATTTTAGAAACGATTTTCAAACATATCTGAAAAGTAATGGATCTGTTCAAAATAATGGTTTCTCGCAATTTAGTCATGAAGACATTCAGTTTGTTGTTTTTCAAGGATCTCAAAGTACGAATGCAGATAGAACGTTATCAATTACCCCATATGCATTTACTATGACTGATAGCCGTGGTCTAGGTGGGAATCTAACTTTTCAAGATTTATATAGTATAGGAAAGACAGGAATTCCAGCAGCAAGCGGTTGGGAACAATATAATCCTTCGGCATCAGCTTCTAACTATCCTTCAGCGCAAAGGAATGGTCGAGTTGTTCAGCTAGCTGGAGCATTTAAAAATAAAAATACTTTAGCAGCTGGTGTGGAAAACCAAGTAATGGGAGTTCTACCAGTTGGGTTTAGACCAGCTGTCTCGGTAAACTTTATTTGTCAAGCGTCCGGTACAAATATTTATTTGATGACAGTTCAACCAAATGGACAAATTACGTTAGCTCGTCATCGTGGTTGGCAAGAGGGAGAATTTAAAGATAAACCTGTTGGGCAAGGAGCATGGTTAAACATTGCATGTTGTTATGCAGCAGCGGACGTATAATATTAGGAGGAAAAAATAATGGATATTCAAGTAAAAATTGACCGTTATAAAGAGTTGTATAAAGAAAGTTTGGCTAGTGGAGAACCACTAGGCCAAGAAGCTAATGATTTATTTCAAGAAATTTTAACATATTACAATGATGATCCTTCAAAAATGGACGCACTAATTGAAGAAATTCTCAATGAATATTATGGGCAACAGCCAACACTTGAAGAACGTATTTTTAATTTAGAAGGAAAAGTTGCTAGAATTGAAGAACAATTATTTGGGTGATTTTAATGGATATTAAAGAAAGATATGAAGAACTATATGTAGAGCATATAATAAATGGTGATGGTAGAAGTACTCCTGAAATGAGCGAATTATTCAACAGAATCTTGAATGATGAATTCAACGATGATCATAATAAAATGGATGATTTGATCCAATCAATTGTTGATCGAAACACAGTAAGAGAACCTACAGAAATCGATAAACTACGGCAAGAAAACGAAGAGCTGAAACAACGACAAGAAATGGCAGAAGAAGCGATACTGTCTTTGTCAGACATGTTGTTAAGTAGTTAAGGAGTGGTTAACATGCAGATTTTTATAGAAAAAATCCTAGCTCTTCCTAATCTACGCTTGTTTTTTGATTATTGGTACATCTGGATTCCATTAATAGCTGTATTGGTGTATATCGAATCAAAACTAAGAAGGAGGCGATAAAATGAAATATTCAGCATTAGAAATGTTGTATGCGACTCATATCATTGAAGGCAAGCGTACAATTGAAAGTGTACCTTCATCAATTCGTGAAGATGTTGCAAAAATTGTTGATGAAGCAAAAAAGCCAGAAGGAACCAAAGAATAGGATATGTAGCAGCAGGAGCAATCGGCTTATTAGTCGGTTGCTTTTATTTTAGGAAAGTAGGTGGCAGATGTTAAACGTAGGAGAGTTAGCAACTTGGGCTGGTTGGATAATGACGATTGTTGGAATGCTGGCATTTGTGATCAAACCGGTAATGTCTAATTTCACAAAAATTGCAGATAATCTGACTAAGCTTGCGCATAATCTTGATCTATTAACTAGAGATTTAGAAGCAAGTAAATCTGATCGTGTAGCAATTCATGATGAATTAAAGCGACATGATGAGCGCTTGGATAAACACAATGATCGCTTGATTGAACATGGTGAACAATTAAAATCTTTATGGAAAGAAAGAGGGAAGTAATATGAAAATGACAAACGAACAATATGATTTCGCAAAAAAAGTAATTACGAAATGGTCTCCAGCTCTGGGTGTTTTAATTGCTGGAATTGCAACTCTATACAACCTTGATGCAACGAAAATCGTTGGGGTTCTCTCTCTGGTAACTGCCTTTGCAGGTGTGGTGCTAGGTGTATCAAGCAATAATTACAATTCAACTGATTATGGCGATGGTCAAGAGTTCACAGAAAAGAAGGAGTAGCCGCTTAGCTGCTTTTTTTTAAAAGAAAGGATGATGAAAAATGAAACGAGAAATTTTAAAGCAGTTTGAAGAGCTAGAGGATCTAGTGGATATCGAAATCAAGAATATTGCCAGTAAATTATTGGAAGAATATTCCACTTATCAAGAAGCAGTGGAAGCTTTGAATGACTACTATCGCAGTCGATTTAAACTAGACGATCATGTCTATTCTGAAATCCACAAAAAAATGATTGCACAAGCTACTAAGTAATAGCAGCCAGCGCAATCATTCCTTTAATCCAGGATACCTCTCATCCTATTTTGTTGACGTTGATTGTGAGAAATGTTTTCAGATACACGTTTCGCCAAATCACGATCTTTGGAGAACTCTTTCAAAATCTCTTCCAACGCCATTGAAAGTTCTTTTGATTCAGCAACTCCGTGTTTAGAAAGTATTTGTTCAATCCGCTCGGCTCGCATGATTTCACCTCCTTATCAGTTATTTCAGCAGACCGCTTGCTGATAAGGAGATTATAGCAAAAAAATATTGTCAAAAGGAGGAAATAAAAATGAGTTTCATCAAATATGAATATATCAGAATTAACAAGTTTTCTCGTCCGGGAATCAAAAACTATGGTGTCAAAGGAATTATCATGCATTACACGGCTAACAATGGCGGCACTGCCCGAAACCACAAAGATTACTTCAACAATCTTAATGGCGTTTATGCTTCCGCTCACTTGTTTGTGGATGACAATGAAGCTATTTGTATCATTCCGTTAGACGAAGTCGCTTACCATGCAAACGATACAGTTAGATACAATTCAGATGGATCTATCTACAAACCTTTGTATTCGCAAATTGGTAATGCTAATTATGGTGCTATTGGCGTGGAGATGTGCTTAGATAGAAATGGAAATATCACTGAAAAAACATTCCAGAACACCGTTAAAGCTGTCAAAGAACTGGTCGCAAAGTATCCAAATATCACTCGAAACAAGATTTGGCGCCACTTTGACGTAACAGGCAAAAACTGTCCAGCTCCATGGGTAGCTAAACCAAGTGAGCTAGAACGATTCAAAGATGCGGTGTTTGGCAAGACTAGCGGTTCTAATTCAGCAGCTAAACCTAGTACACCATCTGTAAAACCAAACACCAATAAAATCTCAGAAGACGGTATGTTTGGACCAAGCACTGCCAATAAAGCAATGAAATATGAGGGGATTACGCCAGATGATGAAATCAGTCACCAATACTGGCAGGCGTGCAACAAGAACCTTTATGCGGCGCAATTCGATAATACGCTAAAAGGATCAACGTTGATTCGTAAATGGCAGAAAAGGTTGAAAGCGAAAGGTTTATACAAAGGTGCAATCGATGGGTTGTGCGGTACAGAAATGATTAAAGCTATGCAAAGAGCCTTGAAGACAACGGTTGATGGAATTATCAGCCCGACTTCTAACATGGTCAAAGCATTACAACGAGCATTGAACAACAATAAGCTTCCATGGTAAACAAATAGCCCGCTTTGGCGGGCTTGTACATAGATCATATTCATTTTACTTGCAGTAAATAAGTTTATACTATAAATTAGTAGGTGCGTGCAATACTTTATGAAGAGTAGTTAGGCGGTGGAAACTTGGGGAAGTGCGCCTAACACTCTTCGATTTTTATTTTATCATTATTTCATTTTAATAGATATTCTTGTTTAGAATATCGTCCAAAATACTTTTATGTTTTTCAGCATATTATAATTGTAAATTCATGACACAATAGAGAAACTCCTTACTCAATTAGAGTAGGGAGCCTCTTTTCGGTTTTTTAGTATTCTCAAAAAAAGTGAACTTTGCCATCCAAAGTTTATGATGTTACGCTCGTCTTCAAGAAGTATTTGCTTATTTTTTAAAAATAGAATTAAATCTTTTTCTCTTATTTCGTTATCTAAGAAATTCTGAATTACTATAGTAACTTCATTTACTTCATTTAATGTGAATTTGTCTAAAGATCCGATTTTATAATGAAACCTATAATGATTTTTAAATGATTGAAATTTATTTCTAATTGATTCAGTATCATGCAATTCTAATAGTAGTAAAAAATCTTTTACCTGTTTTTGAAGTGAATTGATACTGTCGATCGTTGTTCCATCCCAAAACTTAATTATCATTGTGATAATTATCGAATATATACTATTAGCATAAACATAATCTTTAAAAATTAAAAACCCACTTTTACTGGTCTGAAATGTATTTGCATCAAATAATAAATTAAGTAGAGTACCAGCCAAAAAAAGTTCTAGAAAATAAATTAGAAGATTAGTCAGTTTGTACATGGAATGAGAATTATATTTTTTTCTAATAAAACTGATAGCTATAGTTAAAAAGATAAGTATAGAAAAAATGATTAAAATATATTTAGTAAGCATTGTATTCTCCTTTAGATGATTTTAACAGAACTATCCATCTGGGAAAAGACTAGTTTAAAAATACACTATTCTCGAATTCAATCATGATCTTCGTCTTACCAATTACTCCGTATTTCTTAACAACAAATTGTTTCCTACTATTATACTCACCAGCAACCACAATCTGCATTCCCTCATCCACATCGGCTAGGAAGTTCAAACTATGTGCAGCAATCAAGCAATTCTCATTATCCAAAGAGAACCGCACCAAAGGGGTCTTGCTCATTTTCAACATACGTATCTTCGAAACTACACCTTTCATCGTTTTCATAACAATCGCCTCCATAAGCTTGTACATAATAGCGACAATCCGTTTTACCTAGTGTGACCGCAACATAAAAATCGACACATTTTGCGCCGTATAAGTCTTCCTGTGACTCAGAAATACTGTCCGGAAAATCATTTATAAACTCAGAGAGAGATAGGTAGCCTTGCTCATACATGGTTATTAAATTCATCTTAGTTACCGCCGGGCTTATACTTAATACTAGAATCATATCTTCGAAGTATCTTGTCTTGTGTCCTAACATGATCGAATAAATAATCTTCGCCATCGATCTTGAATACAAACGCCAGTTCTTCCGAATATCCGCTATAACTGACGGGGACGGTAAAGTACGGCTTACCAAAATTTTGCATAGTCATAGCAAACTGTTCATATAGCAGGTGCGCTGGACCCATTCTTTCTATAAACTCATAGTAGTAGCGTTCAAAAGCATATGTCCGTTGGTGCGCAAGTGGTATTTGCATATCAATCACTCCTCGCAAGAATTATACGAACGTTTGTTCTTTTTGTAAAGGAAGAAAACCAATAAAGCGAAAAAAAATATTTTGCACCAATTTTGCATTAATCTTGAAAATAAGCTTCTAAATCAATGATATTAATGGGGGTTTTAGGCTTGTACTCTCCTTATACTAACGCTTTGAAGCGTTTAGCCTATCTTTCGAGATAGGCTTTTTTGTTTGTTGTGGGCAGAGAAAGATAATTGACTGCCGAGGTTGATCGATAACCATCTGAAAGGCGATTAACCTACACTCGGTCTAGAAAACAGCATAATTGTTCCGTCAACTTGCCGATATCTTTTTTGCTTGTGGTCCTGCAACAAACGAAGAGAATCAATCGGGCAAACGTGTTAAGGCGTATTCAATTTGTTCAGAAGTAAAGCCTTCATAGGAAAGTTGATTCGCCACACGCTCATCTGATAAGGATAAATTTTGCGAGTAGCGAAGCGCTTTTTTCAATGCTTGCTCATTCCAATCGGCATTCACGGTGGCTACGGCAAAGTCTGCTGCGCTCTCAGAAAAGTCTTCATAGAGTAGTTGGCGTTTCAAGCTCGACTGAGAAAACGCATTGCTGGATAAGTATCTTTCTGCACGATTCAGTGCATTTTTTTCTTCACGAAAAAGTTGAGGTGTATGTTGCTCGTTGTTTGCGGGTTCTTCTTGTTGCGCGCTACTTGCTTCGTTATTGCCAGCTGTTTGTTCTCCTTGTGGTTGTTCCATGGAAGCAGCGGCATCGACAAAGGATTCATTTTTTCTTGCTTCGTTACGTAATGAAGGGCTTAATTGCGCAGTGATGCTATCGAAAGACGTCACATCTTGGTAGAAGGACAAGCCACCATACGAAAACAAGACAATAAAAGCGGAAGCGACAATGAGAAAAACATTTCGATCTCGTTTGTTTTTTTGAGTTATCAACCCAATATAAAATAAGATAATGCCAAAAATGAAACCAATCAAACCGATAAAAAACAAACCAGCGAAAAATGTAGCCATAAGCATCCCCCCTAATAAAACAGTTTCCTAAAGTTAATAGTACTATGTCTGGAATCAGAAAACAGATTTGTCTTTTCATGAACAGAGGAAAAGAATGATTTGACAAATGTAACGTGTATGCTATTAATGGATCATTCATATGTATTAAAGAAGTGATGCTCAAGAATTACTGGTGAAATCGCTGGTAAACGAACTGAAAGTACAGTTGTATCAGTAGGAGGGAAGAAGATGAATTTTGAAGAAAAAGATTACTTTATGCGTTACACAAAAGTTGCGGCACAGGGATTGAGCAAATTTATTACGCAAGGATCTGTTGATGAAATCTTACAGCTAGATGAACAGCAAAGCGGTCAAAAGCAAGAAACGGATACTGAAAAAGATAAAAGCGAGCCAAAAAACAAGAAAGCACCTAGCTAATTATTTCCTTAGCGAGGTGCTTTCAGTACGAATCGGTATCCTTCATTTGGATGAACTCCTTATGCAGTTTTTTTCAATTCTTGTACAGCTTGCTCGATCGTAATTCCAGTCGCAAAATGATTCGCATCTTTTTTATCGAAAACGATAAATAAATTCAATTTGGTATCCAGAGTTACACGATATTGTAGATCTGTGTTATAGAATGTCATAGTCATTCTCCTTTCTTAAAACTTGTCATTGAAAGGCAACGGTTAGTTGATAACGAAATTCCATAGTTAGAATAACACTTTTTTTCACAATAGTCCAATAAAACTATCAAACGAACAAATCTGACTGATTATTTTCAGGAAATCAATGCTGAGAATGGAAGCAAAAGAAGTTTGCTGGAGTCAGTAAATTTGGGAAAAGTATCTTTGTATATTTTCAGAAAAATAGAATTCATAAAAAATTTCTTAAGAATTTTGAGGATAGCTATTTTCTTAGATAACAAATTTGTAAGATTGAGAGTATGAGATGATTGGAAACCTTGATATCATAAGGTTTATCTTCAAATTGTGTTTTGTGTATAAATATATTGATTGTATTTTTTTGAAAAAGAGATCGTATCTCTTGAATTCTATGGTATGATTTACTTTAGAAAAATGAAA